ATTAGACTCATCATCTTTAAAGTCTTCCAATTCTTCTTTAACTTGTTTAGCTCTAGATACCATCTCTTTAAATTTTTTCCATAAATTAATACCATAAGCTGATTCAACATTCTCAGATACACTAGTTAATTCGATGGAAAGTAGTGTAGCAGTTACCAACTTAGTAAGTATTAAAGGTATACTTGTAAATAAGCCAATTATGTCACCAAGTATAAAGTGCTCTATACTGTAAAATAAAATTACAGCCCCTTGATATAAAACCATCTTAGAAACAATTTGTGACATCTTACGGCTGGTGATTTTTTGTTTAAGCTTCTTAGCTCTGATAATGCCAAATATTGTATCAGCTGCTATAGCTATACCAACAAGGATAAGTAAAGGTATAATGGGCGTTAAGAAAGTTAAAAGAATTCCAACAATGGTTATTGAAGAATTTCTTATATTTAAAATTAATTGGTTATATTGTTCGTTTAACATTGTTTAAAAGATTTAATCCTTATAGGCAAATAATAATACTAAAATGGATATAATATATCAAAAATAAAAGTTATTGTAATAGGGCAAGAATAGGCAAGAATAGGACATTAAGAAGGATAGGTGGCAAACCCAGAATCATATCCAGAAGCATTAATATTAGGTCTCATATCAACATTAGTATTTGTTGAACTTGTATAACCACTAAATAAATTGGAATTTTGGCAAAGATAATTTTTAAGTCTGGTTTCATAAAACTCAGCACGATTCTTCAATTCATTTCTAAGATAAGATAATACTGTTTGGTCAACTTGAGATGAGTTATCACCAAATTGTGATTGTGGGCCTTTATTTTTAATTTGATACTGAATGAATGGTAATGCCATTTCAGCTGCTCTATAAGCTAAAGCTGGTTTAATATGCATTACAAGAGTTGTTTCATCTGTAGTAAGTGTTTGTGCTGAATAACTATCTAAAAGATAATTATAAAAATTGGTACCAAGAATTGGTTGTATATACATATCTTGAGCAGGATCAATATTTTGTACAATATCTTTAATATCAAGATTTTGATTAAATACTGTATTCTCACGGATATATGTTTCTGAGATAAAATATACCATATTATTTATTTAGATGGTGTTAAGTTAATATTAGGTTTATTTAGAGTCATTTTAACACCAAGACCGTTGATGCCAATAAACTTATTAAAGATATTTTCTATATCTTTTTGTGCTGGTTGAATAACTGAACTATTAAAGATATGATAAGCATATTCTAACTCACCAGAATTCCCAAGCGAACCTGGTGTCTTTAAACCAAGTAATTGAGGATCTAATTGATGAGCATAACAGATTTGTCTTTGAATGGTATCAGTTAGTTGTAGGAATGTCTTATCTAATTTATTAGCATCCATTTGTGTAACCGCAGGTGCTAATTCTTTACCATCAGAGAATGTAACCATAGCTCTACCAGTTTTCCTAGCACCAGCAAATGATTGGTTTAAATCATAAAGAACTTGTTGTTTTTCTTCTTTAGTTGATGGTTTCTCAAAATATTGGATAAGAATACTAGGATTAATACTATTTAAAATATTAGCTTTATGATATTGAGACATTTCACCGTCAAGTACAACCCAATTAAGAGCTGATTGATATGATGGCTCAGCATATAGTTTCTGTCCTGGTGATGTAACTTGAAACATGTATAATTGACATGCATCTGTTTTATTATAAGCATCAAATGCTACATATTTTTTAGTTTGATATTTAGTATGATATGTCCAATCCCAATTATATAAAAAACTAGTTGGTTCCATATGTTCATCAACCTTATCTATATGAATTTTATCTGGACTAATACGTTTTAATCTAATAATTTTAGTATTATCCTTATTCCAAACCACTTCAATACATACTCTTGAATGGATAAAATAATCCATAGCAATTTCATTTAACATACTATCAAATTGAGAAGTTAATTGATTCAATGAGATTTTACCCATACCATCTAATCCTGATGAATCAATTGAATAACCATTACCAGTAGTGAGTAATTTTTTAAAATTAACAATAGCTGCGTGTAACGGTGATTGATGATATAAACGATTTAATTCTTGAGGAAATAAACCATTAACACCGTAAAGATAACCATTAGCTGTACGATTAAGATAATCACTTGTTTGTGAATAATCTATATTTATATTAAATGTTTGTAATGAAGTTTCAAGTGGCTTGATAACTTCAGTTTTAAGTTGTATGTCTTGTTTTTTAAATCGGTCAAATAGTCCCATAATTTTTATCTATAAATAATTTTTATCTATATACTTCAGCTATCTCGGTATCAATTCCATTTATAATTGCTTTACCAGTACTAATAATAGTACCTGTAGTTGCGCTTATGTGTAGTGTTGGTATTGCTGATTCATATATATTATATGTATAGCTACCACTCTTTAAATTAACCGTACAAGCAGTTAAATTAGTATATGTTGAACCAGTTTCAATAATATCAAAACGATTAAAACGACATTTATATGGTGATAAATCATTGCCAGTAAAATATGTAATGTTACTCGGATTAATATCATTAATGAATTCAAATAAATAATTACAATTAATTAAATTCGATACACTTGTTAATTCAAGTATAACTGGGTTAGTTGTGTTTTTATTCAAATAAATCATCTTTAGAAAATCATTGTCAATTTTTCTTGTCTGACATCATATATTCTTAAATTATATTATAATAGGGTATGTTCATTAACAAAAAAGGCCCCATAATAGGGGCCAATTTTAGATAAAGCTTAGATTAGATTAAGCAATAAGAGTAGAGATAATTGAAGAATTAACTTCGTACATTAATTCTGGTTCTTCCGCTACGAAAGTTAACGTGTATTTAGAGCCATCACCTTTAGCGGTACCAGAACCTTCACCAAGTGCTGTTAAGTTAGCTGAGTTAGCATAACCTACATACCAGTAAAGACCGTTACCATCTTTAACGATTATTTTAAGGTCACGTTGTCCAGCTGCAACTAATGCAATTGAATTACGTTTAGCAACTTCTCTACGAGGAATAGAAAGAGTTACAGTAGTTGTGAAAAATGTTGAACCATTTTCTAAACTGATAGCTGCTTCTTCAACGTAGTTAGCAGTGTTCTTATTAAATTGGTATTCAACAAACTTAGAGCTACCAGACATAGAAATTGCTGTAACAGTGCCAGCTGATACAGTTGTACTAGTTACGAATTCTGAAGGGGCAATATAGAATTTAACAACACCTCCTGTGTTATTATCACAAGATTTTAAGATTGATGTTAATGATGTATTACAAGCCATTTTATTTAGTGTTTGTTTTTAAGTTTCTTGTATTAAAAAGGCCGACTGTTGCTAGTCAGCCTAATTTAATAATTTATTTTGTTATAGTTTATTAGTTAAAGTAAACAATTTCTGATGAGTTAAGGATACCAAAACCAACTTTTAAGTAAACAGCTGTTCTTAATAAAGGTTGACCAGTTGTTTCAGTTAAGTCGATAGCTTTAAGGTCAGTTGAATCGTTTTCACCGTCAATTAAGTAAACTAAATTGTCTTTTCTTGTCAAAACTATCTTGTTTGAAGACATACCTGGAGCTTCAACAACCTTAATGCCTGCGAAGTTAGGGCCTAATAACTCAGTTACGTAATTAATAGTGTTACCTTTTGATGCAGCAATTTGGAATGCTGTGAAAACGTTTGAAGCTACATAGAAACGTAAATCAGCTTTACGAGCTGATTGTACTGAAGCTGGAGCAGCTAATAATACAGCAGTTAAGTTATCAATTACGTTAGCAACAGTTGAAGCTGTTAAAGTAACATCAACTACAGAAGAATCAGCAAGTAATAATTTTTCAAAACCATCACATAATGTACGGTAAGCGTAGTCACCAGTATAAGTTGCACCTGTACCAGCTGTGTTACCTTTCCACATTAGATCACCAATTTCAGATTGAATTTCTCCACCTAAAAGGTCCCAATAGTGGTTCATGAATGATTGAACTGTCCAGTTCATAGAACCTTTAGCCATCTCTAAAGAAACGAAAGAAGATTCGATATCCTTCTTACAAATTTGTACTTGAGCTTGTAAAGGACAAACTGACATGGTTATAGCGTTTAATGCTGTAGATGAACTTGAGAAATCACAAGTTTCAGCTTTTAAAACTGATGGGAATGTTGCTGTGGCAACTTTAGTTGATGATTTTACACCTGGGATAACCTTGAAGTTGTCAGCAATTTCTTGGTTGATGTAAGCCTTAGCATACCATTCAGAAGGATTTGGACACAATAATGCGTTAGAGGCAATAGTCAAGTCGAAATTTAATTTTTTCATATTTTTTTATTTTGTTTTTGTAATTTTTTAGTTATTAAAATTAAATTAGTAATTAATTATTTTTGTTCATTTTAGTCGTTTAGAATTTTGAAGAATGAAGCTAATGCAACTTGTGCTTTATTATCTTTCATTTCAGTATCTACTGTGTCTTCAGTTGAATCCTCTACAGAATCTGCTTCAATTAATGTTTTAATCTCAGCAATAACTTTGTAAAGTTCATCAAGTTTAGGTTGTACAATAGCCATAATAGCTGCTTCATCAACTTGTGCTTCAGTTACTGGAGCTTCTGCTGGTTCGGCCATTTTAGTTTCTTCCTCTTTAGGTTTTTCTTCTTCAACCTTAGCAGCTTCAACTGGTGCTTCTTCTGTTTTAGGTTTAATTTCAGTAATCTTCCCATCAACAGTAACTACTATGCTACCATCAGTTAAGATATGTTCACCATCAAAGATTGGAGCTTTCTCCATATTTTCATCCATGATATAAACTTCACCTCCAACTTCTAATTTAGAAATCCAAATTGGTGTGCCATCTTCTAATTTTGACATCTCGTATTTTTGTTTTGTCATTTTGTTTTGTTTTATTTTATTGGTTATTTTATTTAATTTTAATCCTAAAAACCCTTCAATTGAGTACCCTAAACGGTCTTTAGCAATTATTTCTCGAACAAAATATTCTTTATCTGTAAATTGTGATACCACAAATACGCTACCTTCTGGAACATTAATACCATACTTTGTAAAGCTTGGGTCTGTTTCTGATGGACCAGTAATCCAACTCTCAAGGATGAAAGATGGTGCTTCTAATTCATTATTATGGTCTAAGTTGAAAACTGCTTTACCCTTATTAAGCATAAAATCTTCATATAAAGCTTCTATTGTTTCTTTATCAAAAACAACTTCATATGCACCAAGTTCATCGTCTCTACGATAAATTGGTAAATCTGGAATAAGGATTGGTGCTGCTAAACGATATTTTAACTCGTCAACGAAGAAATAATCCATTTTAATTGTTGAATTGAAAGCTATACCACGGGTAATAATTGCTGGTGTTGATGTGTAGGCTATTTGTGAAATTCCGAGATGTTCTCCATCTGTTGAATATTCATCATCAATACTTATTTTATATCTTGGTAAATTGTTAGACATAT